AAGGACTTGACAGAGAGGAAGAAATATAGTAGAATATATCATTGATTTAAAAGTATAATATCATGAGCAAAACAAAAGCAGTTTCCTTAGAGCGTTATTTAGATGGTCCTGGCATAGATTATGTAGGTAACTATAAAATCTGGACTAACAAGTCTGAGTGGAAGATTGTTGGAAAGGTTAAAGGTAGAATCCAGCAAATGTATAATGCCAGACAGGGTTCTTGTAATTTAATTAATTATGATGGGTCCAAGAGTTGGGATTCCCACTGGAATCTATTAGAAAAAGACTACTTAATGTGGTCTGATTTTGATGGTAATGATGACTGGGAGAGTAGCCTCAGGTCTAGTATAGCTTATAGGACTGTAGCATTTATAGATGCTAGAGAAAGAAAGCAAGAGATTAAGTTCTTAATAGAAGCTAGGCACGAAGAGGATGAAAGGAAAGGTAGGGCTTACACGTACAGATATATGTTAGATGATTATCTAAGAAGAAACCCTGATATCAGGTATAAGTTCTTAGACACATCGAAGAGAGCTAAAATATTTGGTACATCAATTGCTTACATACCTTATACAATAAGAACAAGGGCAGTACAATTCCCTAAGGACATGGATATAAAGAAAGAGGACTTAGAGAAGGGAGAGATTCCAGCCCAAGAGTATGAGAAGAAAACTATTGTTGAATATGAGGACATGGACTTTGTTCCATGGGATATAAGAGATTTTTATATAGACCCTAATGCACAGTACCTACACGGTACTAGCCATGCAGCAACTGATGCCGCTGGTATAATGTATGTAACACCAGCACAGGTAAAGCTTATGTTCCAGGGTAATGGAGAAATTAAAAATCTGGAGAAGATTGATAATGTAAGTAATACAGAATCATATGCTTCACCATTTTTCAAACCACCTAGAGACGCAGAGAAGGGTTATGGGGAGCTTATATACTACTATAACGTAGAGACAGACTCAGAAGTTATAATCTACGAGGACGTATTACTTAAGGATGGACCAATTCCTTATATAGATAAGCAAATTCCATTTGTATCCTTTCATTTTATAAGACATCCGGGTAGTTTTTATGGATTAGGGGTAGGAGATATTACAATACAGCAGTCTTCTGAGGAGAGTGCTATTAAAAATGCAAGATTAAACAGAATAAAGTTTGCTACTAACCCCCCAACATTTGTTGGTGCTACAATCTTTGGTGATGTAGACGACCAGTGGGATAGAATGGAGCCTAACATGCTTATTAAAGTAGGTGATGTTAACCAAATAAGACCGTTAGAAATTCCTAGTATACCTTTTGATTCCTTTAGAATAAGTGAAGAGCTTAAGGACGAGGCGGTAATGAACACAGGTATTAATCCACAGGGATTAAGTCTACCTATGAGTTCTACACCTGCTACAAACACACTAGCCATGAAGGAGAATGCTTCTGATATGGTAAACATGTACACTGACAACCTTATGGCTGGTATGACCACATGGGGTAAATTACTTTTAAGTAGAATAACACAGTTTTATAGCAAACCAACTAAGAAGTCTTCATTAGAGTTTGGTAAGAAGGAAATGAGAGAGTTGAGGCTAGAAGATATAGACCTTTACCAGGATATGGATGATAACTATAAGGTAAGGGAGATAAAGGGTTCTAAGATAATGCCTCTTGATAAGCAGATGTTTGAATGGAAGGGTGAGGCAAGAGTTTATATAAGCCCAGACTTTGTTTCTCCTATATCATCAGCATTCAAGATGAGAAAAGCAGAGGAGGTACTACCACAGTTAGTACAATTAGCAGGAGATAGGGCTACACCAAAGCCAGATGGTACATTACCAGTAATAGATATAAGAAAACTAACAAAGTGGTACCTAAAGGAAATGGAAATGGATGATGAGGACCTCTTAATAGACGATGATGAGGATAAGATAGAGGAGATACAGCAGGCTATGGAACAGCAGAAGAAAATGCAAGATGGAGATGATGTACCAGGTAGAGCAGGAGAACCATTAGCACATAGGTATACACACTCTGTAGAGCTAAGGAGATTAAACGATACTATGTCCTCCGAGGAGTTTAAGATTATGATGGAAGGTGTAGACCCACAGATGGGGGCCTTTGCAGAAGCTATGGAGAGCTATAGACTACAGTTAGCAGACCACTTGAGATTAGATGGATTACTTGCCGAACAAGCAGGAGAAGCTGCAGTAGCAGACGCAGACGCAATAACACAGAGTATGCAACAGCCTATGGGAGCACCTATGGGAATGCCTATGAATAACCAGCCACAGATTCCACAGATGCCGGGAGCAGCAGGATTACCAAACCCTATGGGTGGGGTGATGCCAATGCCTAATAATATGGGTCAAGAAGATATGACTGGCCAAATGGCTGGTGGTATGATGATGTAAATTTTTAATAACCAGTAATGGATAAATATACTAAAGAGGAAATAAGGGACAATAGAAGAAAGGTGGCCGCAGTAGCAGAGATGGAGGGGTGGCAGTTTATTAAAGAGATGGTTCACACCTTTGTATTAGAGACAGAAAGGGAGATAATGATAGCTCCAGCAGAAGATAGAGATAAGATGCTAGCACTAGCAAACAAGCTCAAATTTGGTACGGGCTCTATCTTATGGATGATACAAGAGGTAGAGAAAATAAGAGATGGGCTTGACAAATAACATAGACTTATAGTATAATAACTATAGTAACCATAAAAGTTCTTGAGACTAGTTCTCGAGGCTAGGCAATAAGAGCCTTTATGGCTAGATAAATTCTTTAACAACATAGCATGGCAGAAGTAGATTTTCAGGAGAAGAGCCCTGTCGACGAGACAGTAACCTCATCCTCCGCTACAGAGTCTTCCTCCACTCCTGAGGGTGGTAACGAAGATAGTCCTAATTTAACTCAGGATGACAGCGTCGACTGGAAGAAAAGGTATAGCGACAGTTCTAAGGAAGCCGCTCGAATCAAGGAAGAGGCCGAGACATATAGACGACAGGCAGAGGATGCACAGTCTAAACTTCTCAACCGAATAACCAAGACTAGAGAGGATTACGAAGAGTTCGTTAACGAGCAGGGACTCTCCCCTCAAGAGAAGGAGTACTATATGAATATCTATGATACGAAGATAGCACCATCCAAACTCACGAGTAAGGTAACAGAGAAACCCGCCGGTACGCCACCTCCATCAGATGGTCTAGTTCCACAGCAAGTGGACCCAATTAGACAATCATGGATGAACAGGTTGGACTCTCAAGAGAGAGATAAATGGGAGATGCAGGTAAGTGCAACGAGAGACTTTTTCAGTAGAGAGGAGAATCAAAAACTCCCCAATACAGTACAAGAATCTATAAGGGCAACAGCAGCAATGCTTGACCAGGAGTTTGGATACAAACCACAAGAGGCCCTAGAAGTTGCAAGGAAGAGGATTTTGGACCCTGAGGCAATCAGAGATGAGGGCTACACAGAGGGAGTCCGGGATTCTATGACGGGAGGAATAACCCGAGGATTTAGTGGTGGTAGTGCGAAGTCTGAAGAGACAATAAAACTACCCGCTAGAGATGAGGCATTCATTCAGTCAGAAGTCCAAAGAAAAGGACTCAAGGGTGAAGCAGTCAATGAACTCAGGAGGAAATACGCCGAGAGATTGGCACAAAAAAATAGATAATTTAAAACATTTGTATAATGAAAATTATAAAATATGCAGATGGTGCATCAAGTAGACCACTAGAGAGATGGCCAGTAATTAACAGCGGAGTCGTATATAACGGCGGAACTGTTAAGGTCGTTGCTACAGGGGTAGACGGAGCAGACGCAGTATCAGACCCTATCTACGGAATATGTAGAGGATGGGTAATGGGGTCAGGAATGACACCTTTAGAGAACGCTCTAGATACAGCACATGACGGTACATTAGTAGATGGTGTTTCATTCACCGCAGCTAGTGATAACGTAACTGTTGAAACCGTTTATGCATTAGTAGAACCAATTCTACCTAATGACATAATAAGAGCAGAAGCAGATGCAACATTGGGAACCACAACTGGTTCCGATTTAGTAGGTTATTACATTGATGTATTAACCACAGACGAGAGAAAACTTGATGAGAGTAACACTTCAGCAAGCCAGCTACAGTTCTTAATTGTAGGTCAACCTGGTAAGGGTAACTTTGTAGACGTTAAATTGGTAGAAAACCAGAGTAACGGAAACGTAGGAGCTTAATAATTAATTTTGATTTTTAGATAGCAATGGCTATGATAACAAGTACATACCCAGAACTAACAGTATGCGGAGTTGAAAACTGGATTCAAGAGGAAGCAGACAACGTAATGGTAAAAACATTACTCAGTAAGCTTTTCTCTGTAGAAACCACAAACAAACTCTTCGAGGACGACTCAAGTTGGTCTGGCATTGACTATCCTGAACTAGTAGGTGAATCAGCAGCATCTCCTGAAGATGAACTCTTAATCGGGTACACATACAGGTATGAGCTAAACACTTATAAGAGAAAGATGGCTATCTCTAGTTTACTTAACAAAGTAGACCAGTATAGTATCGCTCAAGCAGAGGATATGTCAAGAGAGCTTGCAAGAAAAGCAGCTCAGGGAAGGGATATAAATGCCTTCTCAATATTTAGAAATGCATTCGACAACACTGTATTATACGGTGATGGAATGCCTTTGATTTCAGTACAGCATCCTAGAAAAGATGGTGGAACTGCACAAAGGAACACCTTCTTAGATGGTGTACAAGATGCACTTTCTTATGACGCATTGAAAGATTTAGAAGATGTAATGTATGAGGTATTCTCTAACAAGGGTATTCCTCTTAACATCGGTCTAGAGAGTAAGCTAATATTAATGGTAACCCCTTATAACAGAGAGGAAGCATTACAAATAGCTGAAGCAGATATGGTTCCAGGAAGCGTTGACGAATCTGTCAACTACTTCAAGGGAAGAAACATGGATGTATTGGTAAACCCATACATGTCATGGAGATTTGCTTATAACAGAGGCGAAACAGCTTCTACAGATAGAGTAACTTACGACAAGAGATACTTCTTAATTGACCCATCATTTACTGGAAGACTTTTGAAGTTCAAACAACTTCAGAACTTTGAGATAAAGGCTTGGGAAGATGAAGATACCGACGTTATGTATGCTAAGGTAGCAGACGTATATGCTTACGGAGTTTCCGGATGGCAGGGTATTGTAGGAAGTCTTGGAGACGGTTCTACACACACAGCTTAATAGTGTGGACTCATGGCAGGGGAGTATAACTCTGCCTCCCAACAACTAAGTTGACCTCAGGGATAAGTGAGGGAAAATATATTAGTTAATAGATAATAAAAATGTCAAACAGATTTCATACAGCACAGACCATTACAGCGGGAGGTTTCACTGGAAACTTAACAGGTAATGTAACTGGAAATGTAACTGGAAACATAACTGGTAATATAACTGGGTATGTAACCAAGGTAGCTGGAGCAGTAACCACAAACACTACGGGTGTAGCCATGCCAGCTAATACAGACTTTGTAACAATCACATCAGCAGGAGCAAACAATATTGCTATCTTACCAGCACCAGTTGTTGGTAAAGTAGTAAGAGGAGCTATTGCAGGAACAGGTTGTGAAATAAGAAGTTCTGCACCATCATCTATAGCCCTCAACGGGACTACAGGTGCGGCAGTAGAGTGTGCATTGGCAGCAAATGCTTCATTTGAGGCAACTTGCAAGTCAGCAACACAATGGATTTTACTCAACTTCAGTTCAACTGGAGAAGTAACAAGTCCACCAGCAGATTAATAGTTAATGGACAGCCCTACGGGGCTGTGATTAGTTATTAATATTTAATATAATAATATAATTAAATGGAGAGAAGAAGAATTATACCTTTGTTTGAAAGCCAGACAGCTGATAAGACAAGTGGTGCAGTAAGTATTCTTGGTGCAAAGAAAGTAGTATTGGTCTGTAAGAGGGCAAGCCACACTAGTGGAAATACTGTATTCTCAGCAACTGTAGGGGTAGGTGCAGACTTAACCACATATAATAAGTGGATAAGTAATGTGACCAACACAAATGCTCAAATGCCAACAAGGGTAGCAAGCTTAACCTTAAGTGCAGACGGAGTAGGTTTTCTAACAATGAGCTCAGAGGATACCTTTGATACTATAAAGGTAACAGCAGACGTATCAACGGACGGTTCAAACAGTGCGTGGTTAATATTAGACTACTAAGAGCATGTTTAACAGGAGAGATATAACTACTACCAGCTCCTGGAGTGATACAGATATAGGGGCTACTGCCTCTGCTTTTGAAAGAGTGGATGCAGATACCTCTACATTTGGTGACTCAGATATAACAACTACAAGTGGGAACCCCTTCTATTTAGTAGAAGAGGGAACGGATGATAAGATACTTACAGAGGATTTATATCAAATTCTCCTTGGGTATTTAGGTAACTGGAAAGAGATAAACACAAAAATTTCAACATGGGTTAGACGTAACTTTACCGAATCTTAAGAATGGCAGATAAGAGAATAACACAATTACCAACACTAGCAGCAGTAGACCAAAGTGCAGACTGGGTACCTGTTGTTGATGTAAGTGATACAAGTGCTTCATTACAAGGAACAACAAAAAAATCGTTAGTAGCTCAGTTCATAGGACCAACGGGTCCTACTGGTCCTACTGGCCCTACGGGAGCCACAGGACCCACAGGAGCAGGAGCCACAGGAGCTGAAGGACCGACAGGTCCTACTGGTGCTACTGGTTCTACAGGAGTAGGAACGACCGGCCCTACCGGACCAACTGGACCTACAGGACCCACTGGTCCTACAGGTGCACAGGGTGCAGATGTATATATTTCAGATGATGAACCAACAGGGGCAACAGCAGGAGATTTATGGTGGGATACAGATGATGTTTCAGGAGTAGGAGTTACAGGTCCAACGGGACCTACCGGAGCAACTGGACCAGCCGGTGCAACAGGTGCAGGTACCACAGGACCAACAGGAGCCACGGGTCCAACAGGTACTGAAGGGCCAACCGGTCCGACAGGTGCAGGTAGTACAGGACCGACCGGTCCAACGGGACCAACAGGTGCTACAGGACCTAGTAATATTTCAACCGGAACAACAACAGATTTAACAGGGTATATATATGGAAATGGGAGTGCAATAAGTGCAGTGGCAATTGTAACTTCTGGTATGATAAGTATGTTTGCAGGTACCGCTGCTCCAAGTGGTTATCTTCTATGTGATGGTGGTGCCGTAAGTAGAACAACCTACTCAGGATTATTCTCAGTAATAGGAGAAACCTACGGTAATGGAGACGGTTCAACAACATTCAATGTACCAAGTTTAAAGGGTAAGGTACCAGTAGGATATGATAGTACAGACACAGCCTTTGACGCCTTAGGAGAAACAGGTGGTGCCAAAGAGGTTACTTTAACTTCAGCACAGAGTGGACTAGTCGCACACAACCACACACAGGACGCACATACTCATACACAAAACGCACATACCCATACACAGAACGCACACGGACACAGGGCACAGTATGCAGCTAACATGGGAAGTGGTGGAAACCACGGGCCTAACTCAACAGGTGGTTTATATAAAGCAACTAATACATGGATTGAGAATACAACCGCTGTTAACCAAAACACTACACCTACCAATCAGAATACCACAGCAACTAACCAGGCTAATAGTGCGGCTAATGCAGCTAGTGCACACACCAACCTACAGCCTTATGTAGTTTTGAATTATATTATTAAGACATAAAATGGCAAGACTAAAGATATTAGAAAATGGAGAGTGGCAGTATGCAGGATTTGGAGCCCAAGGTTCAACAGGGTCTACAGGTTCTACAGGTGCTACCGGCCCAACAGGTGCAGGCAGTACAGGACCGACTGGACCAACTGGTCCACAAGGTGGAACGGGGCAGACTGGACCAACAGGAGCTACGGGTGTAGGGTCAACAGGACCAACAGGTCCAACGGGTGCTACCGGAGAGGCTGGTTCAACGGGAGCTACAGGACCTACGGGAGCAGGGGCTACTGGTCCTACTGGTGCAACAGGACCTACAGGTCCAACAGGAGCCACGGGACCAACAGGAGCAGGAACAACAGGACCAACAGGACCTATGGGAGCCGATGGAACAGATGGTTCAACAGGACCGACAGGACCGGAGGGACCAACAGGAACCACAGGAACAACAGGACCAACGGGTGCAGATGGAACAGACGGAGCCACAGGACAGACAGGACCCACAGGACCAACGGGAGCCACGGGACCAACAGGAGCAGGAACGACAGGACCTACGGGACCAACGGGTATGACAGGGCCAACGGGACCAACGGGTTCTGGTGGTGGTGTGACAATTCTTATTGCAGCATCAGACGCATATGATAACAGTGGAGCAGACTACATTTGTGATGGTACTGCTGATGAGGTAGAAATAAATACGGCTATAACAGCGATTGCAACAACCGGTGGAACGGTGTTGTTAACAGAGGGAAACTTTGCCATAGCGGCTTCTATAGTCATGTCGGATAAAGTTTCTTTAAGAGGACAGGGTAGTTCTACAATATTAAACATTGCGGCTAATATTACAGGAATAAACTGTGGAACAGAAGTTGGTACAGAGGTAAGAAATTTGTATATAACGTCAGCAGGAACTAATGAAACTGGAATTTCTATTGCCGGTTCTGAGACAATAATAGAGGGGTGTACCTTTAAGGCACTAAAGTATGGAATAAACTATACTAGCTCTGCAGATTCGGCTACAAAAATTTCAAACTGTTACTTTGTTGATACAACGAATGTGGGTCTCCTTATAGGTGGTAGTTTCTCTTTTGATGGTTCTATTTTAGTGGAAGGCTGTACGTTTAAAGACTACACAGGTTATGGTCTTCAGATATCTCTGAACCAGAAGAATGCACTCGTCTCTGGATGTACTTTTGTTAAACTAGGTGGTTCTGGTACAGCAGCACTTTCCTTATCAGGCTTTAAAAACTCGGTTTCTGGGTGTCTTTTCTACGACCCTGTTTGTACTAATACTATAGTAGTTAACAGGGGTTATCAGTCCTCTATTGTGGGTAATTATTTTTATGGGGGAACCTCTAAAACTTGTATTAAACTTACGGCATCAGAGGGCTATGCTTCTAGTAATAATTTAATAAGTGGTAACAACCTCAGTACGTATAACTACGCTGTATTAGTAGACACTATATACTGTAAAGAGAACTACATTTCTAACAATGTTTGTTTTTCCCTAAATACGGGGTTTTTTGAAGCAGATAATGGAATGAGTACTACAGCCTATGATAATATGGGTGTAAGCACGAGTGAAATAAAAGAAACAATTAGAATGAAGAACACCTCTGGTGGGGCACTAGCAGAGGGGGATGTTGTTGTATTAAAAGATGTTGCGGCAGGGAACGAGGTTACAACTACTACTACAGGAGGAGACCCAAAGGTCTTTGGTATGGCTACAAACACAATAAATGATAATGCCTATGGTTATATACAAGTTATTGGAAAGGTTGATGCCTTAAAGGTAAATGGAACGGATGACATTGCGGTAGGAGATTTTCTTTCAACATACACAGATGTTAAGATTGCAAAGAAAGCAACTGCTGGGGAAATATCTTTTGCAATTGCCTTAGAGGCTTATGCAACTGATGACTCAAGTGGGGTTATAGACGCACTATTAATTACACCTAGACCTTATGGTGCAGGTGCTGGTGCCACTGGTCCCACTGGACCAACTGGACCAACAGGACCTACTGGACCTACAGGACCAACAGGTGTAACTGGGCCAACAGGTGCAGGGACAACGGGACCAACAGGTATAACAGGTCCAACAGGTACAGATGGTACCGATGGTGCCACAGGTCAGACAGGACCAACGGGACATACAGGACCAACAGGAGCAGATAGTACAGTCGAAGGACCGACAGGACCAACAGGAACAGTATCAAGTCCGGGTACTGATGGTACTGATGGTGTGACAGGACAAACAGGACCGACAGGACCAGAAGGACCAACAGGTCCAACAGGTACAGATGGTACCGATGGTGCCACAGGTCAGACAGGACCAACGGGACATACAGGACCAACAGGTGCCGATAGTACAGTAGAAGGGCCAACAGGACCAACAGGACCTAAGGGAACTACAGGTGCAGAAGGACCAACAGGACCAACTGGTGCTGATAGTACAGTTGAAGGACCTACTGGACCTACTGGGGAAACAGGTGCAGAAGGACCAACGGGACCAGAAGGACCGACTGGACCAACAGGAACAGTATCAAGTCCATTACCAGCTAGTTGTGAGGCTGCGGACCATGGAACAGCAGCTACTGATATGATAATAAATGTGTGTTATGGAACAAGTGCAACAGGGCCAACAGCTTCTACAACAACAATAGGTTCCTTGTATGTAACATACACAGCTTAATATTTAATTTATTATTTTTATTTGAATGGAGTATACATACCTTACAACAGAAGAGCAGAATGCTATTAAGGCAGAATACATAAAAGGGATAGAGGAGTCTCACCTTAGAGACAGTCTTTATGTTAAAGAAATTGACGGGAAAATAGCTGTCGAAAGTGCAGATGAAGAGAAGACTACCTACTATCAGAGAATAAAAGATGAAACCTTGCAGAGGATAGCTCAGCAAGAGGAATCTATAATTTCACTCACAAAAGAGAGTGTCACAGAAATACAAAAATAAAACAATCTTAGTGGGTATGCCCTCTTATAGTGGGTTTATACCTAGTGCTACAGTGCAGAGCTTATTACAATTACACAAGCCCTTACCCTGTGCTTTTATGGTAGTCGAGAGACAGAGGATAGACAAGGCTAGAAATAATATTGCTTTAGAGGCTCTTAAGAATGGGGTTGATTATGTTTTCTTTGTTGATGACGATAATCCAATACCACCAGATACACTTGAAAAGTTTATAGAGGATGATAAGGACATTGTAATTGCTCCTATACTAGGGAGAAATCCTGATAAGAATGGGGTTCATCCTTTGTGTGCTTTTTATAAAAGAGAGGTGAAGGCAGATGGTAAGAAGATAAATCTTTATGAGAATATAGAGAAGTTTAAGGAAGACGATTATTTGCATAGGATTGATGCAGCAGGAACAGGTTGTATGCTTGTTAAGAGAAAGGTTTTAGAGAAACTTTTTGCTAAGTATGGAGAGTATATCTTTGAGTTTGGAGATATAAAATTTAAAAAGAAGGTGGTAGTTAAGGGGAAAGAGTATGACAGGAGGACTATGAGTGAGGATTGTGAGTTTAGTGAAAGGGCTGTTAAAGAAGGATTTGAGATTTGGCTAGACGATAGGGTAAGACCTTTCCATATTACAACATATAATTTAATTCAGTATAAAGACTAATGGCTGACTGGGCAGTAACAACAGCAAATGCTAGTCTAGAGTTTGATACAGCATACGGTTTTTATAATTCATGTTATCAAATAGACAGTAATCACTTTATAAACTTCTGGGCTGGAGACGGTTTGGATGGTTATGTACAAGTATTTGCAGTGAACACTTCTACTTGGGGAGTAACAACAGCAAATGCTAGACTAGAGTTTGATACAGCATACGGTGCAGACAACTCTTGTTACCAGGTAGATGGTAATCATTTTATTAACTTCTGGAGGCAAGAGTTTAGCAAGGGTTTTGTGCAAGTATTTACAGTTAGTACAAGTACTTGGGCAGTAACAACAGCTAATGCTAGCTTAGAGTTTGAGGCGAATAAGGGCCTTTATAATTCGTGTTATCAAATAGACAGTAATCACTTTATAAACTTCTGGCAGGGAACGGGGGATTTGGATGGTTATGTACAAGTATTTGCAGTGAACACTTCTACTTGGGGAGTAACAACAGCAAATGCTAGTCTAGAGTTTGATACGGTAGATAACTCTTATAATTCGTGTTACCAAATAGACAGTAATCACTTTATAAACTTCTGGGCTGGAAGTAGTACAGATGGTTATGTACAAGTATTTACAGTTAGTACAAGTACTTGGGCAGTAACAACAGCAAATGCTAGTCTAGAGTTTGATATAGTTAATGGCACACACAACTCGTGTTATCAAATAGACAGTAATCATTTTATTAACTTCTGCAGTGGAGACGGTTTTGACGGTTTTGTACAGGTATTCACGGTCAATACGAGCACCTGGGCAGTAACAACAGCAAATGCTAGTCTAGAGTTTGATACTGACATAGGATGGTACAATTCTTGCTATCAGGTAGACAGTAATCACTTTATAAACTTCTGGAGAGGAACAGGAGATGATGGTTATGTACAAGTATTTGCAGTGAACACTTCTACTTGGGCAGTAACAACAGCAAATGCTAGTCTAGAGTTTGATACGATAGGTAGTAATTACAATTCGTGTTACCAAATAGACAGTAATCACTTTATAAACTTCTACTGTGGAGTAAGTTCTGATGGTTTTGTACAGGTCTTTGCAGTAGAAGTACCTGCTGGAGCTACAGGGACTGACATGAAGTTGAACGTGGGTGATTCGTGGAAAACTGTAACAGCAGTAAAAGTTAATGTGGGAGATTCGTGGAAGCCAGTTACAAAGGTACAGGTGAATGTAGGGGACACGTGGAAGGAAGTATTTAGTTGATAGTCATATAATTTTACGCAGAGTACACAATGAGTAGGTTAATAACTGTTGGATTTGAACAGCAGAGCTATACAAGTGAGGGCATGTTGGTCTACAACCATACAGGTGCATTTACTGACTCAGTTAGTAGGGGTGGAAGTTACTCTTGTAGGTTTAACAGTTTATCTTCTGGCACTAAGAAAGCTGTGTATTTTGGTCATGATGGTTCTGCAGGAGATTTTTATATTAGATTCTACTTGAGGGTTGATACTGCTCCCAGTGCAGATAACATGATATTTTTTTTAGGAGAGGGAAATCTAGATTTTGCTGATAGAGACATTAGTGTTAAATTGAGTTCTGGTAGGCAGCTAGGATTGTACTATAATACTTCTACTCAAATAGGAAGTAGCTCTAGTGCTCTTACAATAGGAGAATGGTATAGGATAGAGGTTAGGTACAACAACAGTCCTTCGGCAGGTTCGGAAATTGCAGAGTTAAAGGTTGATGGGGAATCTGTAGCTTCTTCTTCTTCTTTGACGTTAGGGACTGGTATTTACACTATAGCGTTCGGAGGAAACCTCATTGGAGAGTCACAAACCCAGGGGGATTGGTATTTTGACGATGTTGCTGTTAACAGTAGTGCTGGAAGCTACCAGACTGGTTATCCAGGAGAAGGTGCTGTTATAGTGTTAAGACCTAACGCTTCGGGGGATAACAACACTCTTCAAAAAACAGATGGTAGTGCGGGTGATTCAAATAACTATACGCTAGTAGATGAAATTCCGTTAAATACTACAGATTATGTTAAAACGTCAAGTTCTCCTGAGGTTACTGGTGTTGATGATTATAATGTAGATAATTCTGGGCTAACCTCTGAAGAGATTACTCTTGTTGCTGTTAATGCTTATGTAAAATGTTCTAATGACGACTATTATAGTTATTTGAGAATCAAGCCGAGTGCTAGTGGTACGGTATTAGAGGGTTCTAATATAACAACTACTTATGGAGATTGGCAGATAAACAGTGTTAATCAATATTACCTTAAAACCCCACTATTAACTTCTTATGTTAAGCCTGGTACTTCTAACGCATGGACTCCGCCTGATATAGACTCAATGCAAATTGGGCTTAGACATACAGCTTTTGGAGTAGAGGTTCAAATGTCTACAATATGGGCTGTTGTAGAATATATTCCTAGCCCTGACACAGAATCGGGACCAGTATTAAATAAGGCGTACCCTTTACCACCAAGTGGGAGGGCTTAATACTATAGGTCCTTGACAAATAATGTAAAGTGTAGTACAATATATCATTAAATTAATATTTAAAGCTATGAAGATATCAGTAGCAATGATTGTAAAGAACGAGGAGGAGATGCTACCTCGTGCGTTAGAGTCTGTAAAGGGAGCCGACGAGATAGTAGTGTGTGATACAGGTAGCGAGGACAGCACTATAGAGGTTGCCAAGAAATTTACGGATAAGGTGTTTACAGATTTTAAATGGGTAGACCACTTTGGTAAGGCAAGGCAGCATAGTAAAGATAAGTGTATTGGGGACTGGATAATAACCTTAGACGCAGATGAGTATTTAGAGACAGACCTTAAGGAAGTAAGGAAGATTATAAAGAAGGCAGACAAGGAAGGCCACGTGTTTGTTAATGTAATTGTAGAAGCAGAGGGCAAAGCAGGTAGTAATATATTTCCTAGAATTTATAAGAACATACCTGAGATAACCTGGAATGGTCCTGCTCATAACTACCTTAATTACAAGGGTAGTATGGTAGGTAAGAGTTATAAGTCAGATATTAAAATAGTATATGGTTATTCACCTGCACACAAGAAGGACCCAGAGAGAACCTTAAGAATACTAAAGGCTGCAGTAGAAGAAAATGGTGAGTTAACAAGGGAGAGATACTACTTAGCAAGGGAGTATTTTTACAGAAAGAATTGGGAGAAGTGTTTAGAGCATTTAAATGAATACATACCAAGGAGTAGGTTCTTAGGGGAGAGGAACGACGCATGGATGATGAAGGCATACTGTCTAGCAGGCTTAAAGAAATATGAAGAGGCTTGTGACGCAGCATGGCAGGCTATTAAATATAACGCCAACTTTAAAGAAGCCCTTAAATTCATAGGAGACCACATGGATGCGGTCAACAAGGTAGCATGGCACAGGTATGCAGAGTCAGCTACTAACGAGAATGTATTATTTGTAAGGAATATAGGAAATGCCAACAAGTAGACCATATCACTTAACCTGGTTGTGTGACCAGATAATAAAGATTAGACCTAGGACTATACTAGACGTAGGTATTGGGTATGGTTCTAAGGGTATGTTGTTTAGGGAATACACAGACGTATGGAATGGTAAGATGTTTGAACATTATACAATCATAGACGGGGTGGAAATATTCCCAGAATATATAACAGACTTACAGAGGGATATCTATGACAACATTTATATAGGAGATATAATGGACCTAATAGATGGTATGGGTTTTTATGAACTCATATACATAGGGGATGTACTAGAGCATTTTAATAAAGAGGAGGGTAAGATACTATTAGAGAAACTTAAACAGAGGTGTAGGTATCTTATAATAGTAACACCAGTACAGGTATCTGAGCAGGGTGCTGTGTACGGTAATGAACACGAGACCCATAGGAGTGAGTGGGCACCCATGGACTTTCCGAACTTTGATGTACTACAAATACACAATAGTTTAATAGCCACATGGAAGAGACCCGAGGTGTACTACTGTGAGGGTATGAAGTTCTACGGTGAGAGAATGAAGAGTACCTTTGGGTTTAGAGAATACTCAGGTACTGAGGAGGAAAGACTACTCTTTATGGGATTATACTTTAAGGAGGACTATGAGGTGTATAAGAAACACACAGGCCAGAAGGTAGTGTTCTGGAATGGGTCTGATGTATCTAGGTTACTACAACACCCAGAGGGGGTTGAGATATTAAAGGAGCACCCAGGTATACACGTGTGCCACAATGAGATGTTAAGGGAGGAGCTAGCTAGTGTGGGTATCACTGCAATAGTGGAGCCAATCTTCTTTGCGTACGTGTCAGACTACAAGGAATCATTCAAGCCAGGTAAGCCATTAGAAGTTTATATAAATGCACACCCAGACAGGGAGCAGGAGTATGGTGTTACAGAGGCTGTGATGACCCTAGAAGGCATGGAAGGGGTAGAGTTGTATGTTTATGGGATTGAAGGAAATAGTAGTGGTAATATTCACTACATGGGGTGGTTTGAAGAAGAGGATGCAGACAAGAAAATGTCACAACACCATGTGTGTTTAAGATTAAATAGACATGATGGACTTAGTCAATTGGTAATCAAGGCTGCTTTATGGGGACACCATATAGTATCTAGAATTCCAATAGAAGGTGGGCATACTATAAAAAGCAGTGAAGACCTTAAGATAAAAGTAAAAGAACTACAGAAAGAGAAGAAGCCTAACACAAAGACAAGAGAGTTTCTTAAGGAGTCTAACCTTAACAGATTCAGTTGGTTGTAGCATTGACAATTAAAGCTGCTTATGTTAGAATATATGATTAAAGCTAATATTATTATTTAGAAGATGAAAGCAGATACATACTTAATGAGGAGGTATGACCTTTCCGGTGGAATGGACATGGGAACTAACCCCTTTATGATGGAGGACACAGCCTACACTTATTTAAGAAACGTTAATCATGATGAGAACGGGTCTCTTAGTAAGGATGGTGGATACTCAGTATTTTTAGATAAGATAGCCACAGTAACTGGGGATGATTTAGTGTTTGATTATACAGACTATGACGGGGCACACACAATAATGAAAGTGTCCGGTGGTGGATTGTATGAGGCAGACTTTACGGGTACAGCAGCATGGTCTGTCGTGGCAACAGGAGTAACAACAGCAAACTACAAGTGCAGTGCGGTTAATTATTTAGACCGAATGTATTTTGTAGAGGCTAGTACAGATATACATTATTTTGATGGCACTAATGTCTCAGATATTTATACCGATAATGCAGACGCAAACGTAAGAGGAAAGTACTTAACCACTATAGGTAGTACCATGTACCTGGGAAATATAACCACAGTACATAGGACTAGTGATGTTGTGTATACTATGCCAGATAGTCATACCTTCTACGATGCTAATGAGGAAGGTTTTGCTACTTATGCAACCACCTCACATATAATACCAGTAATAGGGGATATAACGGGTATTAAAGGATATAGAGGAATGCTTTTAATATTTACAAACAGTGATGTATGGCAGTGGAACCCGGCTACTCTAGGTGAGGCTAAGATATTAGCAGGTACTGGGTGTGTAGCACATGATACGATACAGGAAATAGATGGTATTCTCTACTGGGCTGGTAAGGACGGTGTCTATAGGTTTGATGGGAATAATATGCCATCCCTAATATCTTTACCTATAACCAACTGGGTTACTAATTCGTTATGGAGATTAATAAATGGTACTAACTGGACTAAGATGTCTGCCGGTGTGTTAGATGGTAGGTATTACTTATGGATAGGAAACTTAACCGCAGCTTTACCGGGTGATTCTGCTGCCTTAAACAATGTAGTGATAGTGTTTGATACCTATAGGGGTACCTGGAGTTTCTATGACAACCACCCTGTTAGACAGTGGGCTACAATAACCAACACCAGCGACAATAAGCAACTTATATTTGGTAGTAATGCAGACGGACAAACATACCAGAGGGGTTATACATACACACATAACACAGCGGCTATTACATCGGTGGTAAGAACTAAGTACTTTGACTTTGACAACCCTGAGGTTGAGAAGGTTCTTAATAATTTGTACGTAACATACAGACCGTCAGCAGAAACTACTAAGTACATAAGTGTGGCAGTATCTAAGAACGGAAGTAACACATACACCACGCTTCTTAACAGTGCAAGTAACACGAGGCTTCCCTTAACAGGTGCTGCTACCTTAGAGTACCAGTTTGAGAGGGTATCCTTAGGTGGACTAAGAGCAAGGACAGCTTCATATGAATTTAAAAATGCAGACAGTGGGGTAGATGTAACACTCTTAGGGTTTTCCCAAGAGTTCTCTTACCTCAACTCTAACTTAAACTACACAGTATAATGATTAGTGGTATATATGACGCTAAAGGAAAACTCATAGAGGGTTCTATGGAGAGAGAAGAAATAAAGAATGAACCTGCAAGTAAGACAGAGAGTGAAACCTCTGTGTTGTCGGACAGCCCAGGGGGAGCATACTCACCAGTTAACTATCAAGGTAATATAATCATTAAAGATACCAATAGTGTTATAAGTGTATTTATAGGAATAAAGTAATGAGAGGTGTTATTAAAACTGCCCGTCGTGGATACAATGCATTGAATTGTCACCCTAGATTCTGTACTATAGACTCTACTAAAAATCAGCTTAAAGAGTATATGAGTGGTAGTGGTACAGTTACCCTGGCAAAAACAGGGTTTGCAGTAGACAAGGAGATAGTAGAAATAGAACACAATCTTGGATACCAGCCCTTATTTCATGGGTGGTTTAGGAGTGCAGACTCAGATACTTGGCGTAAGATGCCAACTAGTGAAGTAATTTCATTAGTATATTTTGGAGCTGGGATATCAAGGCCCAATGATAATATATTACAATTGTGTTTTTATACCGCAGACCCATTTGCAGCAGACTATGAAGAGGATTTTGACTATAAGTATATAATTTACATAGACCCTTATAAGGATGCCTGGAGCTAGAGCAACTGTTTCTAAAATAGGAGAGGACGCATTAGGTGGAGACCTTGTAAATATGGCCTTTGATACAAGGTATAACCTTAACAAGATAGCACGGGCTATAAAATCAGAGGGTACTGCCGCAACTGAACATGGTCTTACTTATACCCCAAAGATACTAGCTATGAGAGAAGTACCTACGGGTAAGTTTGCTTATGGTGCATCTTGTGTTGTGGATAGTACTTATATTTATCCAAATCCTGGCACTGATGATGCAACATGGACCTATATACTTGTAGACCCACTAACAACAGGGAGTTTCAAGAAAAGAATGAAGGGTAGGCCATGTATACTAATTGGTGATGGAAAGGTCTCAGACTATGACTACAAACTACACAGTGGTTATGATACATTTAAAGTATTTACTACTGGTACTTTAACAATAGAGGCTGATGCTTATGACCCTGGGTCTGGAGGGGGAACTGACACACAGACTGCTACATTTAACCATGGGCTTGGGTATGCTCCAATATTTGCACCGTTTGTGGAATATGAAACAGACCTCTACTTTTACTACATGGCCAACGGTACTTTTAACACTTCTATTGTAAATGGTGGTACGTGGCAAGCTAGTGCAATTTATAAAACAGGGGAGGATGTTATGGATTCTGGTAGTGTTCTATATACTTGTATAAAAACACACACCTCAAGTGCGGCTGATGAACCCGGAGTGGGGGTTAATTGGTCTACCTACTGGGAGTTAGCAGAGGATGTAGACTATACAAATACCTATGTTAATAACCTAGAGGACACTAAGGTTAACTTATGGGTATTTGGCGATGATGGTCAACATAACTATTATTACATATATCTTTATTCTACTAGCACGCAATTAGTATTAGAATATAAAAGAGTTGTAACTGCAAGTGACGAACCAATATATACATATGAACCAGAACCAGCAGGTACTGTAACAGTTGACTACACTGTTTTCTATAATAGGGCAGACGAGGAGTTTAATCTTCTTATAGGTTAGGGCTTGACAAACTTAGGAAAATGTAGTATTATATAAAATAATTATAATTAGAAGAAGATGACATTACTTGAAATACTAAACGATGTCGGCTCTAGAATAAACCAGTACAACGCCAGTACTGACTCATTTGTCTCTGGCTTTGTAACAACAGCAGAGGTTAAAAGGTGGGCCAACCAGTCATTTGAAGAAATTTATAAATGGTACGCACTCGCAAATAAGGGGCGTTTTTCTGTATCAGCTACTGTAGACACGGTAGAAGACCAGGCTATTTATACATTTGGTGGTGACGCAGCAGACTTACTAGCAATAGAGTCTGTTTATATTATGTATGATACCACGGACACAGACTATACAAGAGTATATCCTATAGAGATTAATGACTTTGTATTATCTGGTTCTGAGAAGGTACCTAGTGGTTGTCCAAGGTACTCAGAGATACAGGTTTACAACACAGACACGGAGCACTATGTATTGGGAATAGAATTCTTAGAGGATTGTATTCCAGACGAGGCAGTAACGGATGGATTGAAGGTAAGGTATATAGAGAGGCCTCCTACTATGACTGCAGACACAGACATACCAGAGAAGCTACCTTCAGAGCTGCACAAATTAGTAGTAATAGGGGCTGCTATACCAGCATTTGAAAAGATGGGGGATTATCAAGCAGCAGGTTATTTAGAAAATAAATACAATTCACAGATAAAATCCTTCTTCTCACAAGAACAGTCAATTACATCAAAGGGAACTAAGAAAATAAAGATGAGCAGGAAGGACGTTAATAAGTTTTTCTTAAGGAGAACATAATATGTCTACGTATAAAGTTAAGAGTGGTGATACACTAAGCAGTCTCTATAAAAAGTTGGGGTATAAAACATGGCAAGACCTTTATAATGCAAATAAGCAAGTGATAGGTAATAACCCTAACCTAATATATGCAGGACAAGTATATAACTATGCAGGCTCAGGTGGTTCTAGTTCTACTACAGGTGCACCATCTACAGGAATAGGTACGACAATAGCAGCAGCAGTAGAGGACCCAACAAGGGAGAACTTTATAAAGAAGTATGGAAGAGAGGAAGATTACTATGATGCAGAGGGTAACCTAGTACAGGGGTTGAGACCAGATGAGATGTTTATGGCAGCAGGAGAAGAGAGGGTAAACCCAGAGCAGATGAGGATAGCCTCACAACAGATGAAGAACATGGACTGGCAGAGAGCGATAGGTGGTGGTGGTGGTAGGGTTAGTGGCTCCACATTATTAGCAAGGCAGAACGCAATGAACCAATTAGAGAGACAGAGGAAAGAGGC